TCAGTCTTGCGAGTATCAACGTGTACAAAAGTTTTAGCTACACCTACGGACATTCCCATAGCTGACGCATGTTTTACTATAGCTAGGCGTTGTGCGCCTCCAGATACTTTAATATCAGCGGCGATGCCTTGTGCATGAGTTCCTAATTTTTTACCTGCTGCAACCTTTGCAGCTTCTATACTATGGTTAGGTGACCTGTACCCAGACGTTATTATAAAGGGGAACCCACAAACAGCACGTAAATGGTCTAGTCCTTTCATAAACTCTACCTCCATCTCGTTCTCACCTGTTTCTTGGCAGTCGAAGTCTGATACTTTAAAGTATTTCATTCTTATATTACCCTAAATAGTTTTAAAAATATGTATATCGCAAGGGGCAAAATAACTATCCCTCCCGTGCCCCAGAGTAGGGTTGCCCATAAAAGAGCTAGATTGTCTGCTATTTTTTTCTTACGTATCCGCTCCGCCTTATCTCTATTTCTCTTACATTCCGCCTGAAACTGGAGCCAGTCACTGTGCATGTTCGCACGGCCCGCATAGATCATTTGCTCTTTAAGCCATTCCTCCTGCTCCTTGATCTTCTCAAGTTGCATGAAGCACTGAAGTTCAGTTTTATTTCCGCCTTTCTTAGCTTTTTTGAGTATAACCGATTTACTGTCAAAGTATGTTGCGGCTTGTTCTGCTACATCATACATCTCTTTACCGTTAGCAAGAGCGCCTTTGATTACCTGAAATGCAGCATTAGCTGCCGCTATTTCGGCTAGCATTATTTCTCTCTTTGCACGCCTTTGGCCTTTTCGTAAGACCTCATTGCGCCCATACCCAACATGCCCATAAGCACGGGGGTTAATAATGAAGGGTCAACTTCTGGCACGGTAAACCAGATACCAAGTATTTGAGCAATAATTACGTTATAGGCTAGGCCAACTCCAGCTACCCACCCTACAAATGGCCGCCATCCGGCTACAAACAACGACTTGTGAGCCGCTTCTACAGCGTTTACAGCTAACTGTCCTTTGGCTAACTCTGTAGCTTGTTTAGATGCTAGAGTGCTAATCTCGTGCGCTAGGGCGTTCTTCTGGTCTTTGTCCGCAACAAACTTATCAAGAAGACTTGTTACTGGCCCTATTAACTGATCTAGTAAGGCCATTAGGTAAACTTCTCTACGCAATACAGTCCAATAATAAGCACGTACATACCCCTTGCAACCATGTCGAAGCGATCAAACTTAGCGGAACCTTCGTCAAAACGCTTTTCTATCCGCTGAAACTTTTCTTCTATAGACTCCATACGCACAGCGCACTCTCGTTCGTGGGCATCCAACTTTAAGAGTGCTTCTCTTACTGTATCCATGTTCAGTCCTAATAAGTAGTTCATTCGTGTACGGGTGTCGTTTCAGGGTCTACATACTTTGGTACGCAGTAGGCCATTACAGGTGTATCATAACGTCTTCTTGTGCCTTGTACGGTAAGCTCTTCCGCAAACCACCTGCACCTTTCTAAACTGCGCCAGTAACTTGTTGCCTTTGCGTCAACCTCACCGTTTACTGTAACGATCAACGCAAAGGCAAGTAACATAGTTACTCTTCAGTTTCTTCCACTTTCCCAAGATCAGTGACTAGCATATTAATAAATGCATCTTTGCCAACCGATAGCTGGTCAAGATTAAACTGGGTAGACTTAATCTTTCTGTCTAAGTCATTGCAGTGATTAACCATTGCCTGCTGCTGTGGAGTCATATCTTCATAAGTGTATTCAACGTCGTTTACTACAATGGGAGTTGTTTTTTTCTCGCCCATGTTTGTATCCTCATTTTAAGTTAGTTAGCTTGCGGTGTAGCCGTTACGCTGCTTCTGCGGCTGTAATAGCGGCGGTAACTGTTGACATATCTTCATCGTCCCAGTCGTCCAGTGCTACACCTTGACTGCAATATCCTGCACTACGCATAACACGCTCCTTAACTTCTTCGGCTGTCATGTCAGAGCAGAAGTCATTTTCAGCATCTAGGGCGTTTGTAATGACGCTAACGCTTCCTAGCATGGCGCTGTACATGGATGCCTTTTCTTCTGCGGCACGTTCTACTGTTTCTACGATCATGGTTATTATCCTTCTAGTTCTTCAATTCTTGCGGTAAGTTCTTGTATTGCTTTAACAAGTATGGGTATTAATGCAGCTTCTGCTACTTCCTGAGAGCCATCTTCTCTATCGTCCCAAAGTCTAAAGCCGTCCTTCAAGCTGTCGTCAGCATCAATAGCTGCTTTAACTTCTTGGGCTATAAAGCCGTGGTTAGTGTCAGAGTTTTTGAAGACTTCGGTTGAGTCAGCTTCATAGGCACTGAAGGTTTCTGGAAGTTCGCCAAGGGTCTTGTACTTAAATGTTCGAGGCTGTAGAGCATTGATAAAGCTAAGACCTGCTGTAGAGTCTACAATGTCTTTCTTGTAGCGTTGGTCTGATACTGTTGCCCACGTTACGTTACCGTGTGCGGCTCTGATGTCTGAGCTTGTTTTACCAAGAGTCGTATAACCAGCTTCGGCAACAACACCATAGCCAAGTCCATTAGCGTATGCGGAGTGAGCAGGACTACAAGAAGTATCTTGCCCAATTAAAGTATTTAAAACTCCAGAAGTAACATTACTTCCCGCTGACCTGCCTACAAAGGTGTTGCTCCCTCCTGTATTAATTGCATCACCTGCCAGATAGCCCACTAATGTGCTATTACTGGCGGTAGTTATAGAATCGCCTGCTTTACCACCTACAAGAGTGTTTTGTACTCCAGTAGTACAAGCTAAACCTGCTAATGCTCCTACTGCTACATTATATGTTTCTACTTCTCCACTGCTACTCTGAAGTTGTAGAGCAGACCTACCGATTGCAACACTTCTGGTACCGGTGCTGTTGCCTCTTCCTGCTAGATGGCCAATAGCAACATTGTCATTACCAATAGTGCAACTGTCTCCTGCATCTGCACCAATCATAGTGTTACGTTGGCCTGTAGTTATGTTAGCGCCTGCTCTATAACCCATAGCAGTGTTTGACGAATCTGTAGCAGAGGTAAAGTTTTGGTCTTGTAAGGCTTGGAAACCAATAGCTGTAGATTTACTACCTAGCGTGTCTGCGGCTAACGCTTCAAAACCCATAGCTACGTTACTGTCAGCATCTGTTAAAGAATCACCCGCTCTTCCACCAACGAGGGTATTTTGAACGCCCGTGGTTATTGATGCTCCTGCGGCAAAACCGACTGCTGTATTGTAAACGTCTGTAGAGCTTGTAAAGTTTTGACTTAATAGAGCTTGTATACCTACAGCTACGTTCCTGTCACCCTGCGTGTCTCCACTTAATGCTTGATAACCGATAGCAATATTGTTATCACCTGTTGTAAGCGCATCTCCTGCTAGGCCACCAACAAGTGTGTTAAGAACGCCTGTGGTTACGGATGAACCTGCTCCATGACCAACCGCCGTATTGTACATATCAATAGCACTTGAAGGTTCTTGATTTGCTAATGCAGAATCACCTAGTGCAACATTTCGGCGACCTTTGGTGTTAATGCCTAAAGAGTCCACGCCTACAGCTACGTTTTTAGTGCCGACAGTATTAGCGTCTAGGGCATTTGTTCCAACTGCTACGTTTCTGTCGCCTGTGGTGTTTGCGGCTAAAGCACTTGTACCGACCGCTGTGTTGTTAGATGCTGTAGTGTTTGAGTCTAAAGCTAAAGCACCAACGGCTACGTTAGAAGTACCTACGGTGTTTACTTGAAGAGAGTGATAACCAAGTGCAGTATTATTAGATGCAGTTGTGTTAAATTTAAGAGCTTGTCGTCCAACCGCAACATTATTAGCTCCTGTAGTATTGTCTCCTAAAGCATAAGTTCCAATAGCAGTATTTCTAGTAGCTGTTGTTGTACCATCTCCTGATTGATAACCTACAAATGTATTTTCATCACCCGTAGTAATCGCAGTACCTGCTTCATCGCCTACGACAGTATTATAATTACCACCGCTTGTGATGCTGTTACCTGCGTTGACACCAAATCGGACGTTAGAGGTTCCTGCGGTTGGGGTGGATAGAGAGCCGTCTGAGGCAATGCGGAAGCGTTCTGCGTTGTTGGTTAAGAACTTCATGTTGGCGTTTTCACGCTGACGTATAGCAACATCTGTCGTTGGGTTTTCTACCGTAATGCTAAAGCCATCGGAAGCTGTTGTGCCTGAAGCTGAGTTAGTAATGCCAAATGCTACATCTGACGCACCTCCACTAACGTGTAAGTTTCTGTTAGGCGAACTAGTACCAATACCTACATCACCGCTGGAACCTTCCACAAAAAGCGCATGAGTGTTGTTGTCAGACTCAACGCGGAAGTCTAGGTCTGCTCCCTCCTCATTTATACTTGTTTCAGTGGGGGTTGCGGTAAAGCGTGGTCTGTTAATGCCGCCAACCCTTGTTTCTATTACTATTTCTCCAGATTCTGCACCGTCTGCTGGGTTAGAGATAAAAGAATTAATAAATGCGTAGGAAGTAAGTCCCCCTGCACTATCGTCCCCAAGAAAGCGTATTTGCCCTAAATTATCACTAGCCGCAGGAGACGCTGAGTTTCGGTGAAGGTCAAAACGAGGGCCAACAGTTGCGTCTCCATCCGTACTTTCAAGAGTTAATTGGGTGTTATTGCCGCCGAGGGTAATAGTCATGGGTGCAGAGGACGTAATGCCGTCTGTAGTAATGCCGCCGTTGGCTGTGATTTCGCCAGCAAAGGTTGCAGTTCCGTTAGCTGCAATTCTAAAAGTCTCTGTCCCATCATTCTTTATAATAAAGTCAGAACTAGAACGAGCGTTAGTAGGGTCAACGCTAATGATTAAATCTGTTGCGTCCATGCCAACAGTAGCTTCGTCAGTAGTGCCGTCTACATCAAATTTAAGGAACGTGCCGCCAGCAGCCTGAGTGATTTTAATATCACCTGTAACAATTAAGCTATCAGCACTTTCATCCCAAAGAAGAGATTTACCATCGGTAGCCCCGAAGAACTTAACATCATATCCTGTATCATTTACACCAACAGTAATAGTACCGTCAGCTTGTACAGCACCATCAATGTCCACGACATCAAGGTTAGTAGTGCCGTCTACATCTAAATCGCCCGCGACAGTAAGACCTGCTGCGCCCCCCAAGATCAAGTCATCTGCTGACTCGTCCCAGAGCATGTAAGACCCAGAGGAAGCGCCAAAGAACTTAACATCATGTCCTGTATCGTTAACGCCTACAGTAAGAGTGGAGTCGAGTTGAGTAGCGCCATCAACGTCTAAGGTTCCAGTAACAAGTGCTGTACCAGAAACATCTAGGTTACCGTTAAGGTCTACGGTTGCAGTGGCGATTTGAATTTCTGTATCCGCAACAATATCAAGTTGTCCGTCAACACTAGAGTTAATGTATATAGCAGCGTCACGGAATTGAACTTTTTGAGCGGCGTCTACATCAATGTCGTTTGATCCGGTGGTGTTACCAATTGCAAGTATTTCAGCTAAAGTGTCCGCCGTGTCAACTTGAGCGTCAACATACGCTTTAATAGATTGCTGAGTAGCAAGTTTAGTAGCACTGTTCGACGCCATGTTATCTTCGTCAAGAATGCCTGTAACTGTTGTTGCGTCAGCACCTTTTAGGGAGGCAAAAGTAGTAAGGCCCGTGATAGTAAGAGTGCCCGCAGAGAGCGTAACTACATGATCTACGCCTTCTAATACGTTGGTACCATCACAGTACACAAGCATTGTCTTACCGTTAGGAATAGCAATACCAGAACCAGAAGCTGTTTTAACCGTAATTATTTGACCTGCACCGTTCTTAACGATGTATGTTTTGTTTAGGGCTGGGCAAACTACGGTACCTGCGGCACTAAGTTGAGTGTTTGAATCAGTCAAAGTTAACATAGCCGCCCGCGCTTCTGCGGTAGTGCCGTTAGCAGTAGTCAGCGTGTGAGAGTTACCAGACCAAGTGTTTATAACTAAGCGTCCGGCAATAGCCTGCTCGATCATGGAGGTTATGTTATCGTTTACTACATCTCCCCATGTACCACTAAGTTCGCCCTGCACGGGGAGTGCGAGTTTTAGGATCGGAGTATATTGCGTTGTCATCTGTTCAACCTCATGCGGCTATATTTTCCCAATTCGGGTCTTGTGTGTTCGATACCCCACCCCATGTTGGAGTCTGACTATCGTCTATGTTCTGCCAGTTGGGGTCTTGGTTGTCATCAACTTTACCCCATACTAATACTTGTCCTACATATATTACCGCAGATAGTCCAATTACGGAAATGTCTGCGTCAGCGGTAGCTACTACCGTACCTAGTTCGGCCTCGGCCTTTAACCCAGTAACAGGTATGGTTATACCTAATCCGATGGCAACAGTACCTAACACTGCTTCTGCGGCTACGCCTGTTACAGATACATCCGCTTCTGCTACTACGGTTAGTGTACCTACAGCTCCATCAGCTTCTACGCCTGTTACGGTAGCGTTTGCTTCGGCGTCTACTGTAGCTGTTCCTACAACTCCATCAGCTTCTACGCCTGTTACTGTTAGGTTTGCTATACCTGTTGCAGTTAGTGTACCTACAGCTCCTTCAGCTACTACGCCAGTTACTGCTACACCTGCTTCTGCATCTACTGTAACGGTACCCAAAGCAACGGCTCCGGCAACGCTGGTAACCGTAACCTCTGATTCAGCGTCAACAGTAGCTGTACCAATACCCCCAACAGCTTCTACGCCCGTTACGGATAAGTTTGATTCCGCATCAACCGTTACAGAGCCTATCGCCCCTTCTGAGGCAATACCGTCAACCGATACTATAGTTAGGTCGGTACCCCAAGCCGTTTGGCCCCAAGCACCTTTGCCCCAACCTATATACTCAACAGAAGACGGCATATAACTACCTTATGGAGTAGCGATACGTATAATAGCGTTTGTAGCGTCTGCTGCGGGAAATTGCACGGTAAAGTCACCGGCTGTAGAGGTTTTATCCCCGCCGAAATCTAATACCGCAACCGCTGGGTTACCCCCTCCTACTTTATAAATAAGAGCGCCGCGAGCAGTAATAGTGGCGTCAGCCCACGTAGTATCCGCAAAGTCTAAGAATGCTGTAGTACCAGACGAGGCAGGAGCCGCAGCAATGGAAAGTGTATTTCCTCCCGCAGTATAGTTTGTACCTGACACTTCGTTAGTGGTAGCGTACGCAGTAGTAGCGGCACTTAAAGTTACGCTAGACGTGTACAACGCGATTTTAAAAGCCTGTTGTGTGTTACCACTAAAATCCATCTCTCCATCTAACAGAGCGACTTTAAAAGAAGTACACATTGCTTGTGTTATAGCCATTTTTTAGTTCCTCAACTAACTGGTGTTCTGAATTGTCCAGAACGATATGTATCTTCACGTAACTTACCGTCACCAAGATTCTTTAATAACCCTATAGACAACCCAAACATTTTCTCGTAATTAGATACAATATCTGGTTCGCCTTTCATAAATCGTATTGCTTCTACTAGCGCACCGTTTAACAGTGCGGAGTCAAATTCATCTCCCAGCCACGTAGTCCCTGCGGTAACTATAGTCTGAGGGTAATACCCGTAGTGAAGCTCCATACTATACGCCGCATCAGGGGTAGGCCCAAGCATGAACGAGTCGTCATCAAAGTACGCGTAATGTTTTGGTAACCCAGTTCCTGAGTTATTAGGATAGGCTTCGCGTATAAAATTAACGTCTTTGTTCAGAAGGAACGTATAGTTGCCGCTGCCGTCTATAACCGCCAAAGAATATGACCACAAAAAGTCGGAAGGCATACCTAGATACTGATTACCGTTAGATAGCGTACCCGTAACATTCTTACGTAGCGCGGGTATCTGAACTGAGTTATATATCTTTTGCTCTGCCTGTTGCGTAAACATAGCAAGCTGGTCATCTGTGAATGTGTTCTCACAAATGTCTTGGATATTAGCTTTCAGTTCTGTGTAATTCATAGTTTACGCCATTGGGCCGCGAGCCATAGTACCTTTAATCGCCGCGCCAGTGCCGCGCACTTTGATGCCGGAAGTCTTAACGCCTTTCATATCTGTCTTGGGCGCACCGGGGCATGGCTGTACGCCTTTGGCTTTAATTACTTTTATCTCTTTCATTATCTCGTTCCTATTAAGTTATTACTGTAACTTGCCCTATATTACCAGCTATTGTTAGCGCGTTGGGAGTTAAATTATAGGGATCAAACCCTCCGCCTACTGGGTTCCAACCCCACTGGGTATCTCTACTGCTGTGATCTCCTGACTCACCTAAACTAGTATCAGGGCGTGGATCACGTAATGCTTGGGGATCGTGTACTGGAAATTCCCCTAATCTGTTCTGTGGTTGGTCTTCATTCCAACACTCAGGACACGCTTTTATGTTAGTGTCTCTATTCTTAACTATGAGGCTCTTCAACTCTCTTAGTTTGTACTGGAATCCACACACATCGCAATAAGCAATGGCTTTGTTACTGGAAGCAAACTGAGTGCCCATAGTTATACATACCCTATACGAGGTACAAACCTAGCCGAGGTCTTCTCCCTATCTTCTCCTGCGGCCATCTCAAACTGCTCGTCGTACACAGCTTTTAACAAAGGCACTCGGTCAATCATCTCAGGCAGTTTCATAGCTATATAATAAGCTAATCCCGCCACCAGACAAGGAAAAAACCTAAAGTTCATATCTGAAGTCTGTATACCACTACCCGCATCTTCGATTCTACGCATACGCCAGTAGTATAAAACATAATCGTTGTTGTCAGGTATAGGCCATAAGTTAACTTTAGGAGCGTCGCGTAAACGCTCAATATACATCTGTATAGGTCTACTTTGTGTTAACTTGTTAGGGATAGACGCGTAAGTACTCACACTAATACGACTTAGGGTGAGATCAGATTGAGTTGCCGCGTTGCCACTACCCGTGCGTATCTGTTGTTCTAATAGGTCTATAGTATCTGCGGGGAGATCATACTGCGTCTGCCCTTTGACTAGGTTTATAGTGCCGCTGTCTATAGTCCACATGTTAATGCCACGGTTCTGCCACTCAATAGTAAGCAGGTTCATGGATCGTCTAGCAGTGCGAAGATCATAGCCAGAACGCATCTCACGTCCCGCACGTTCAAACGCCTCTTCAGCGATCTCGGTGAAGTCCATGTTAAATGCTGTAGTGCCTGATGTAGCCATTATTTACCCCACCCTGATTTAGCTTTGACTTTGGCTTTGCTAGAGAGCTTGCCATAGTGGAACAATTTTTTAGCTGTTTTAGACATACTTTTTCCAGTCATAAGAGTCCCATCGGGGTGTTTGTGTAGCCCGCCCTTATGCTCTTTACCGTCTTTTAAGTAGTGCTTAACACCCATACCCATTACTTTTTTCTCCTCTTAGTAGCGGATACACGTCTAGGTTTACCCGCTGGTTGGCCGAGGCTCTTCTTCTCAGCTACCTTCTTTTTCTTCTCGGCGCTAGACATCTCGCCAGAGGTCTTAGGAGTCTTCTCAGATACCCGTTTGCTAGGACGGCAGTATGGAGTGCCCCGCCCGTCTCCTTTCTTTCGACCACAAGCCTTACCAGTGCTAACGTCTTTCCAGTCCTCTTTGAACCAACGCTTTAACGAAGCACCTTTCTCTGTCTTGCGTATCTTCTTACGCATTACTTACCAGCCTTTTTCTTCCGGCATTTAGCAATGGCTCCCGAGGCGTATGCGGACGGGAACACTTTATACTGCTTCTTTACCTTCTTATAGCACGCGTCTTTTACAGTACCGCCTTCCTTGTACCCACACGCGCTAGTCTCTTTGCGGTAATAATTACGCATTAGCGCATCTTACAAACTTTGCCGCCACGAGCCATACCGTAGCCACGAACTTTAGCCTTTGGCTTATTAGTCATACCACCGGCCATCATTTTCTTAGCGGGTTTATTCTTTGACTTTTTATCAGCCTTCGACTTCTTATCCATTTTTAATGCAGCTATAGCCTCTTTAGCCCGTTCGTCAGACATAGGGGCTTCGATAGCACGGCGTGGGGGCTTCGCAGGCATATCCATCGCGGCGTCTTTCATAACTTCCCCACCTACTTCGTACGCCTTGGCCATTCCACCAGCTTTCATCTTGCCCTTGCCGTCAGCCGCATAGTCGGGAACCATCTTACCGTCTTTTCCCTTGACCATGTTTAGCTTTCCGCCTGCACTCATCATTTGTTTTGACATAGAACTTCTATTCATTTCACTCACCATTTAACTTTGTCGGCCCAGTAAGCTGCGGAGGATTTACCCTTAGCAATGTTCTTACCATGCCTAGATTTAAAAGATTTGCGCTTCGCTTTTGCTCTTGCAGACTCTCCTTTCTTAGGTTTGCCCGCAGTGCTAGCGCCTTGTTCGCCAAAACGTATTACCTTCTCCTTACCATTCTCACACGATTTTACTACGTGAGACTTCTTAGGGTGAGAAGGCGTACGTTTGGGGGAGTTGCAAGACATACTCTTCTTATCAACTTTACCCCCCTTAGCGTAATAATTACGCATAGAACACAGTTATAGAAGACATGTTGGCGGGGGAATAATCTATATACCCTCCGTCTTTAAACAGTATTCCATCGTCCGGTACATCAGGGTATTCAGAAGTAGTCGCAGAAGCTACCGTAGCAAACTGCATACGGATATTGCCTGTAGGGCTAGTTTCTCTGAACGTAATAGTACCTGCTGTAGCTGTGTTAACTGCGTATAAACCCTTCAAACGCAACCTACCCCCAAATATAGGAGCTGCTACGCTGTTAGAAGTACCTGCGCTTACATTGGCCGCAGGGTTACCCACTGCTGTAATAGAAGTGATAGAAGTGTAATATCCAGCACTTGTTACTACGCCAGTATCTGCGCCTACAAGACTTTCAGTAGCGGCATTACCATCTTGATCTAGTCCAACAATAGTAAAAGATTTTCCGCTATCGTCGCCCGCAGAAGTGATAGTAATTTTCCTAGCCGCGTCAAGGGTAAAAGGACTACCTCCAACAAGCACGAGAGCAGCGTTATTACCTACCCCCGCAGCGGTGGATATAGCCGTCGCACTCGCTACTGCCGCAGATATAAATGTCGATTGAATGTCAGAAGACATAACCTACTCCTTACGGTTGAATTGCAGTGTTAAACGCCTGTGCGTACATTACAGTGATTACCGCGCTACCTGCGTTAGTTCCAGCAGAAGAAGTAACAGTAAGACGTAGATCAGAAGAACCAGTATCTTTCCACTCTAACGTACCACCACCTTGCGTGGTAATTGTTTTAAGTCCTACGCTTGTGCCTGAAGCTACAGCGTTAACGAAAGTAGCTGCGCCGCCACCTGCTTGTCCAACACTGATGTTGGTAGTAGTGTTAGCTGCTACTTCTAGGTCAACTAGGATGTTAACAATCTTAGAATTTGCAGGGATAACGATGTCGGTGTTTACAGCAGCTAGAGCGCCGCCAGATAGGTCAGCTACGTACTGTTGAGTCATTACAACATAGCCTACGTTAGCTACGTCAGTACCTACAGTAGTACCTACGGTGTTTCGGATGTTACCGGCGCGGATAGGGCCAGAAAAAGTAGTATTCGCCATTTTAGAAGTCTCACATGTGAGTTAAGGAGAATCTGTCTACATGTCGTCAGTCGGGTCTGTCAGATTCACCGGATTGTTTCCCGATATAGGAGAACATATCACAGTGTGTATGTTTAAGTCAAACATAAAAAAGGGGGCCGAAGCCCCCTTAGTACAGCATGTTACTAAGCGATTAAGCGCCGGGTGATCCGTAGATACCCAGTGGATCGGATACGCCGAATGAATAGCGTTCACGAGCCTTGTAACGGCTGTTGCCAGTATCGAAATCAGCATCCATAGAAGTAGCCATTGGGCTACGAACAAAATGCTTCAGACCATTTGGCACGTCAGTCATCATAAACCAAGCGTCAGTGTCAGTCAGGTAATGGTTGACTGCATATCCGCCGGGTACTGCGCCGTTAGACATAATGGCGTTGATGTCGTTGTCAGCAGTTCCTACACGACCTTCAGTCTCAAGCAAACGAGTTGCAACAAACTGTAAGGAAGGTGGGATAACTAGCTTCTTAGGCTTGGCCGCGATCAAAAGACCACGCTCATCAGTGTAGCCTGCTACCTGAATGATAGCCGCTTCCAAAGAAGTTTCGTTAAGGTCAGCCGCAACAGTAGGACGGTTAGAGTTAGTTCCGCCACTAACCAAAGGGTGAGCAGTAGAACACAGAACCTGTCCATCGCCGAAGGTATTACCAGCAGCGAAAGCGTTGTTCAGAATATCTGCCGCTTTAACTTGCTTGGTATATGCCATAGCGCGAGCCAGTGCTTTGGTGTAACGAGATGACAAAGAGTCATACAAGTTATCTTCAATCGCTTCTTCAGTGATTGAGAAACCCATTGCAACAGTTTCGTGCGTGTAGCGTGCAGTCCATGCTTCTTGAGCATTATCATACTCGATTGCAGAACCTTCTGACTTGGTTGGAGCAGAGCCAAAACCAGACAGTTTAGTTTCTTCTTCAAAAGAACGGTCAGAGGTTTCAGTCTCGAAAATCTCTTTATGCTCTTCACCATACTTCGCGTATTCCAAACCAAACAATGCGTTTAAACCGGGAAGTAACTCTTTAAGTAATTGACTTCTTGAAATAGCCATCTAGTTATTCTCCTACGATGCCGGTACCAAACTGATGGTACGGTAGGTTAAATTTAACCAAGACATCAGTCTTAGCGTCGCCAATGGCAGAACCAGTCTTGGTTACAAAACCGATTACTTTAAACGCCTTAGTTGCAGTGGCAGTAGTAGCATCCAGAGCAATGTTAGACTTACCAGTAGCAGTGTTTACAGAAGTAGTAGCATTCTGTGCGCCAGTCAAAGGAGCATTGTGACCAAGAGCAGCCTGAGCAATAGCGCCATCAGCTTGTACTTGGAAAGTTACACCCGGATCGACTACTACATAAGCAGTAGCGTTGGCAGTGCCTGATGGGTAGTACTGGTTAAAGATCAACTGACCTTCAGCATTAATGTACTCACAACCAACGAATACGCCTAAGCCACCAATAGTGTTGCCACCAAGGTTGTTAGTAGTTGCGTCAGCGCCTGTACCAGAAGCTAGTTGAACGTAACCTGCATTGATCTCAACAAGAGAACCGTAGCCGATGTTCTGAGCTACGCCAGCAGGGGTAATAAGAAAAGCGTCACGGGCACCAGAATAAGGTGTACCGTCAGCTTTACGTACGGGAACAAACCCGTATGGAGAGGCTGTAGTTGCCATTTATTTCACCTATAAATAGAGTTAAGTTATGACCCATTACCGAAGGTAACGTTCGTACGTCTGTCATTAAACAGGGGCATACGGGGGTCGTTTTCTCGCATCAGGCCGTTGTCAACTGATTGCATTTGCGCCTTACTCTGATCGTTATAGTAAGTGTTACGCTCTTCAACCATTTCGACAGGAGCTTTGCATAGCATTAAGCCACCGATTATCAAGTTGTCTTTGAATTTTTCGTTCTCAATAGACACAAGAGTAATCTCTGGGTGGTCTGTTGCTTTTACTGGCTCCCAACCTTCGCGTAGTTTTGAGGATACATTAGTGGCATCAACACTACCTTGCGTGCTTACACGAATCCAGCGAAATGCGTAGCCCGGCTCGGGATTAGGAGAAGGTAATACTTCTGGTCTAGTCCAAGCCGATTTGCGGGCCGTTTTTTCACGGGTAACTTCTTCACGTTTAATTCTGTTCTCTGCCATCATACTTTCCTCATCTCTTCTGCAACCTTTTTGGCGTATAAGTCTAGGGGTACTCCAAGTTTTTTAGCTATAGCCACCTGTGTCTGCGTTAATCGCACCTTTCTAGGTGCCGTGCTCCGCGTAGCGGGGGCAACCACATTAGACTGTCGCTTACTTGGTCTTTCCTCTAACTCTTCAATTTCCCCAAATTCTTCAGGGAAGGTATTTCGCATACGAGAATTAATAGTCTCGTAGTAATCATCGCTAGTGGTGTCCACACCTTGCTTAACTAGCTTACTGTGTACACCCATAGCATAAGCTGTCATCTCATCATCAGAACCGAACCAAGAATTTTCACTTGCCCAATCGGACGCTTTGGTATCTGGCTGAATCGGAGCCTCTTGCGGTATTTGTACAGGAATCTCCGCTTGTTGTAAAGTCTCTGGCTCAAAATCTCCTAGTTTATCTGCCTTTATCTTAGCGTTCGTTAGTTTATCTTGTGCATCTAGCAGTTTATCTGCGTCTCCAGCTTCATACGCTCGTTTGTATGCCCGCTTTGCCGATAATACTTCTATCGCTGAATTCTTTTTAGCTTGTTCTAGTAAGGCTGCTTGATTCTTTTCTACGCTACCTTTTAGCTTGTTATTCTCATCAACAAGTGTCTTGGCAAACGCTTCCATTTCTTGACGTTCACGCTGTGATGCTTCTTTAGCACGTCTTTCGTCATGGTAACCTTTACTAAAGTGTTGGATGCGCTTGCGTACTTTGTCCGAGTAATCTTCTAACTCGTCGTCAGTAAGGTCTTCTGGTGGCTTAGATGCTTTGCGGCCCCTATCTGCTTTTGGCGTGTCATCAACAACCTCAACCTCAACTTCAATTTCTTTTTCTTCTTCCTGCTCAACTTCTCCCATTTTTAGGGCGCTAGAACTTTCTACCTCTATACCTTTATCCTCTTGCTCATCAGGAAAGGTGTACTCTACTTTTTCAAATCCCATTATATACTCCTCACACTCGTGTAACGCCACGAGGATCGTTTACTACTGCTTCAATTGAATCATCGTTCATTAAACGATACTCAACACCACCTACTTTAAAACGCGTACCAGTATTGGCACGGAACATTACATAGTCCCCTGTCTTACACCAAGGGCCAGTAGTAAAACGCTCTTTATCAGAATACGCTTGTGCCCCCATATCGAGTACAACCCCGATAGTAGACATAATGTATTCGTTGTGCATTTCTTTACTAGACTTAATGATGCCACTTTCGCCGTATGTATCTTCTACTTCCGGCATGGCTACTAAGACACGGTATCCCACGGGGGTGGGTATTTGAAGGTCAAGCTCTTCGTCACTTTCAGCTTCTTTAGGTACTATCGTTAGATCAGTCATTATCATCGTCCATATAGTTACGCGAGAGGTCATTTACATGATTCAGACAGGAAGTGAGACCTCGTAGCATTCCTGTTATTTCTTTGTACTGAGAGAAGTCTTTAGCTCCCCCATTACCTAGAAATTCTGTTGCGGAGGACATGTCATCCTCGATTTTCTTTTTAAGCACGTCAAAGACGGTTCTGGCCATGATTATTCCTTATTGCGTTTGTTTGCGACCTCACTCTGAGTTTTCATTAAGTCTAGGTCGAGTTTAGTATTAGCTGTTCTTCTATCGGCAGCTAGTTTAGCTCCGGCTTTCTGAGCATCTATTTCCAACTCTTGTCTTTCGATTTCGAGCTGTTGCTGATCTATAGCCACATCAGCTTGGTCTTTCTGCGTTTTACGCTGTATCTCAGCCTG